GCCGGGAACGGCACCCGCAGCGAGTCCATCGGGATCACCCGCGCGCGGGTGATCCCGATGGACTCGCTGCGGGTGCCGTTCCCGGCTATCGACTCGACCTCCAACGTGTCGTCGGTCTACGGCGGCGTGGTGGGCTACTGGACGCAGGAAGGCGCGGCGCTCACCGCGTCGCAGGCGAGCTTCGGCCGGGTTGTGCTCGACGCGAAGAAGCTGACCGCCTACACCGAGGTCCCCAACGAGCTGATCTCCGACTCGATCATCTCGTTCCAGGCGTTCCTCGACCAGATCTTCCCCGAGGCGCTGGGCTTCTACGAGGACGACGCGTTCATCAACGGCACCGGCGTCGGGGAGCCTCTCGGCTACCTCAACGGCTCCGCCGCGGTGTCGGTGGCGAAGGAGTCGGGTCAGCCCGCGGACACGATCGTCTGGCAGAACCTGATCAAGATGTACGCCCGGATGCTGCCCGGCTCGCTGTCCCGCGCCGTGTGGGTCGTGCCGCCGGACGCATTCCCCGAGCTCGCCACCATGTCGCTGTCCGTCGGCACCGGCGGTTCGGCGATCTGGCTCAACAACGGCGCCTCCGGCCCTCCGGCGACGATCCTCGGCCGTCCGGTCCTCATCTCGGAGAAGGTGCCGAAGCTCGGCGACGCGAAGGACGTGTCCTTCGTGGACTTCGGCTTCTACCTGCTCGGTGACCGTCAGGTCATGTCGGCCATGTCCAGCCCGCACTACAAGTTCGGCGAGGATGAGACCGCCTACCGGATTATCGAGCGCTGCGACGGGCGGCCCTGGCTGCAGTCCGCGATCACGCCGAAGAACAACGGCGCCACCCTTTCCCCGATCGTGACCCTGGCGGAGCGCGCGTAAGGCAGTAGCCAATGCCGCGTCGAAAGATTCGATCCGCAAGAGAGTGCAAGGCAGAGAACTGCAGCACGCTCATCGGCGAAGAGGTTCATCTTCTACGCCTGTACTGCTCCGAGAAGTGCAGTCGGCTCCAATGGGGCAGGAATGCGGATCGCCGACAAAGGTATGGCGTGTACGGAGCAACGCTGGAGGACTACGACCGGCTCTTCATGGAGCAGGGTGGCCGTTGTGCCATCTGTGGATCCGACAACCCGGGAAGCCGAAAGATCTCTACCCGATTCGCGTTCGACCACGATCACGAATCGGGTAGAGCCCGGGGACTGCTGTGTTACCTCTGCAACATCGGCCTGGGATCTTTCCAGGACAACCCCGAAACACTCCGGGCCGCCATCGCGTACCTGGAATTTCACTCTAAGCCGAGAGACAACCGTGTCTCGGTAGGCCCTACCGCTGAGCATTAACACCCTCATGCGGAGAGGAAGGAATCAGCCATGGATGCCTTGGGGCGTCTCTTCGATATCGTCCCGGTAGCCCAGGACGTGTTCTTCAACGTGTCGGGCTGCGGCAACGTCTGCTTCGTCGGCGTGCTCGCGGCCGGCGACACGTGGACCCTGCAGGAGGCCACCGCGTTAAGCGGCGGCACCGAGCAGAACCTGGCCGTCATCACCAAGTCGTACGTGCAGGCCACTGGCACCGGCGCGGACACGTGGGTCAAGCTGACCCAGGCTGCCGCCGCGGCCGAGGTGACGTCGTCGTCTCAGGACGCGGTTGTCATCGAGATCGACACGACCTCATTGTCGGCTGGGTTCGACTACCTGAAGCTGACCTCGACGTCGACCGGTACGGTGTGCGCGATCCTCACCGACCTGGCTGTGCAGCGCAAGCCCGAGAACCTGCCGGCGCGGGGAGTCTGACATGGCCAACTTCCTTCAGGGCCAGGAGCTGCGCACGCTCCACCTCGGCAACCGGGTCACGAAGTCGACCGGCACACTCGCGGCGACCACGATCTCGCTATTCACGGTCGCCGGCGGGGAGGTGCTCGTCACGTCCATGTACGGGCTGGTGACCACGTCGATCACGGTGGCCAACTCGTACAAGCTGATCGTGAACCCGACCGACGGCGACACACAGGACCTGTGCGCCGCCACCGACATCGGGTCCACCGACACGCTGGCCGGTTCGGTCCTGCAGTTCGGCCTCGCCACCACCACGGCACCGCCGAAGCTGATCTCGATCGGCTACGGCACGTCCCGCCTGGATGTGGTCGTTCCGACCGGCGACATTCAGCACACGTCGGCGGGCACGGACGGGGTCATCCTCTGGGCCGTGACGTGGATCCCGATGGTCACGGGCGCGACGCTGGTAGCTGCCTAGTCATGGCCGGCTACAACCGTGGAACCGAGGGTCGACTGAATGACATCATGTCGACCCTCGGTTCCACCACGCCGTCACTGTGGCCGTTCTGGGAGGCGACGGGCATCACCGTCACCGGCATCGGTGTGGGCGACCTGACCCCCACCGAAACCGGTACGACGACGGGTTTCGCCCCGCAGCAACTGCCGTGCGGGCTGTACTCGTACCACTTCCACCCGACCGGCGACCACCACCTGGCCGGGATCGACTCGGCCAACTACACGTTCGGCAACGGCACCGTCGACACCCCGTTCTCGGTGGGTGCGTGGATCCGCCCGAACGCCATCGCCTCCAACACGATCATGGCCAAGTATTCGGCCACCGTGCGGGAGTGGCGTTTCTGGATCGACGGCGACGGCAAGCTCGACCTCGAGCTGTATGACGAGTCGGCCGACACGACGGAGATCGCCACCTCCACCTCGACGCTCACACAGGGGCAGTGGCAGTTCGTCGTCGCCTCGTATGACGGCACCGAAACCGCGCCTGTGGTGAACCTGTATGTCAACGGGACGCTCGCCAACGACGGCACGACCGCCGAGACGGGCGCCTATGTGGCGATGGAGGACACCGCCACACCGCTGACCGTCGGGTGTTCTGGGGTGACGGCGACACCGGCCAACGAGTTCCACGGCCGGATGGCGTTGCCGTTCATCACAGGCAAGGCGCTGTCGGCGGCCGAGGTGACCACCCTCTACGGGATCACGGCGCCGATGGTGGGCATCTGCTGATGGCCCTCAACGTCTGCGCCCGCTGCACCACCAAGTTCTCCATCGGCGCTTTGCACTGTCCGCAGTGCGGCAACGCCGACTACTACGAGGAGGGGTCCATGCCGAAGATCCGCCGCGAGGGTGGGGCGACGTACCCCATCACCGTCGAGGTTGCCGGGCCGGAACTGCCCACGTCTACCGCTGGCGGTGCGGTCGGCGAGGTCGTGCTGGAACTGCCCGACGGCCCGGTCGACATCACCGAGTACGTGGCTGAGGACGAAGGCCCCAACGACGCGCCAGACGGTCCGTACGCCGGCATGCTCCGCGCCGACCTGCAGTCCCTGTGTGGCGATCGCGGCCTGGCTACCTACGGCAGCAAGGCCGAGCTGATCGCACGTCTCACCGCGGCCGATGAGGCTGCGGCACCGGGCAGCGACGACCTTCCGCTCTGATGTCGTGGGACCAGTTGCTCGCCATCATGGCCGAGGCGGCGCAGGAGGCGCGGGACGAACAGTCCCGCCCCCCTGCCGCCTGCCCGCACTGTGGCGAGCCTCTGCGCCAAGGCCCTAGCAGCGAACTGCACTGCACCTTCGACGGCTATCAATATCCCCGTGACGGGAGGCCCTGATGGCCATTACGTCACCGGTCGCCTGCACCCGCGAGTCCGTCAAGCGAGCCCTGGACTCCAAGCAGACCGCCCGCAACGACGAGGAAGTCGACCGGGCGATCGAGGCCGGATACCGGCTGATCAAAGGTCTCTGCCATCGGGATTTCCATCCGTGGACCGGCACCCGATACCTCGACTGGCCCAACAACTCATACGCCCGTTCGTACCGGTTGTGGTTGGACTCCAACGAGGTCGCCTCGGTCACCACCCTGACCTCCGGCGGCGTGACCATCTCGGCCAGCGACTACTTCCTGCTCCGTAGCGACAACATCGACGAAGCGCCGTACACCCATATCGAGATCGACCTGGACTCGTCCGCCGCGTTCAGCGCAGGCGACACACACCAGCGGTCGGTCGCCATCACGGGTGTCTTCTGTGGCTGCCCCGTCAACGAGGGTCCGGCCGGCACGATCACCGAAGCGCTCGCTGACACCACCGGCACCACGGTCGTCATCTCAAACTCGTCCCTGGTTGGGGTCGGCACCATCATCAAGGTCGACTCGGAGCGGATGCTGGTCACCGAGCGGGCGATGCGTGACACCGGCGTCAACACAGCCGGCGCTCTGACTGCCTCCAACGCCGACGTAGCGGTCACCATGTCCACTACCACCGATGCCCCCACCGTCGGCGACGTGATCCTGATCGACTCCGAACGCATGCTGGTCGTGGATGTCGCGTCGACGACCCTGACAGTGAAACGCGCGTGGGACGGCACAGTGCTGGCGACGCACGCCAACCCGTCCGACATCTACGCGCTACGCACCCTCACCGTCACCCGCGGCTTCCTCGGCACCACTGCAGCCACCCACCTCGACAACGCCACGGTGGTGAAGTTCCTACCGCCGCCGGGGGTGCGCGAGCTCAACATCGCCGAAGCTATGAACATCCTCCTGCAGGAGGGTTCCGGTTACGGCCGCGAGTCGGGCAAGGGTGAGGGGACGCAGGAGTTCTTCGGCCGCGGTCTGGACGCCCTGCGGGAGCAGGTGCGTACTGCGTTCGGCCGGAAGGCGCGGACGCGGGCGATATAGCCGTGGTGGCCGGTACCATCATCGGCGGGCGTTGGCGATCCGTCGATGAAGTCGAGGTGGCGACGGCCGCTGGCTGCGAGCGGTTGAGCCGTCAGATCCTCGATGCGCTCAAGGCGACGGGCTACGTCCGCCAAGCCGGAGGTGTGGGATGACAGAGATACTGACGCACGAGCACGAGGACGGCCAGCCATTACTGACCGACGATCCCGCCGTCGCAGCAGCGAGGGTTATCCGCCGCCTCCGTCAGGAAGTGGCCGACCTCAACACTTCACTTCGCGACTTCGGTAAGACGCGCGGCCGGTTGTGGCGCCTGTACAACGAAGTGGACCGGATCGCCAAAATGGCCGCCGCCGATGGCCAGGCCATCACGGCGCGAGAACTGAGGGCGGCGCTGAGCGCGCTGGCGCAGCCACCCGGCGAAGCCCAATGCATCGAAGTCGCCATCGGTGACGCGGTTACGATCGCCGACCACTTGGGACCGCATGCCGTGGTTCGCCTCGGCTACGACGCGTACGGACATGTGCTCTGGGTGGACAAGGAGCCCGCCATGGGCGGCTAGGAGGCACCGTGGTCGCCAGGGTCATGATCTCCGGGGCCTGGCGGCCGATCGCTGAGGCGACCGCGATCGTGAATCATCCGGGCCACTCGTCGCAGAAGAGCCATGGTCGTAAGGGCGGAGATAGTGGCAAGACCGGCGGCGCAGGCGTGCGTGAGGCGCTGGCGGGCCACGGTACGGCCGAGGGGGTGTCGGCCGCCGCGATGGCCGAGGCGAAGCGGATTACCGGCCGAGACATCGAGTTCGACCTCGCTGGCAGCGATCCGCAACTGGCCGCGGAGCATGCCGAGGGGATCCTGCGAGGGTTGGAGCGGTACCCGAAGACTCCGCTTCGCCGGGTGCAGCAGGGCGGCGACCAGTACGCCGAGGATCAGGAGGCGTGGGCGTCGACGTCGCTGGACGGACGGGTGATCACCTTCACCCACGACGCCCAACGGTACGGAGCCGCGTCATACCGCGCCGACCTGAAGCAATCGGCCGACGGCGGCGATCTGGCCGATGGGACGCCCACGGGTGTAGCTATTCACGAGTTCGGCCACGCCGCCGCCAACTCTTATCGGATGAACGGCTGGGCCAACAACCGCGCCAGCGAGTACGCCGAGATCGAAATGGGCAGCACCGATCTGAGGGCGTCGTCTTCGAGGGCGATCTCACGCCGGGCGGCGGAGAATGACCACGAGCTGGCGGCAGAAGCGTTTACCGACGTTGTCATGCATGGACCCGGGGCGTCTGGCATGTCGACGTCGATCGTTGACACGTTTGACTCGATAGTCCGGTCGACAGATTCGGCGGAGGATTGAGCCATGACCAGCCGCCGCCCAGCGCAATGCCTGACCTGCGTGCACTGGATCTCACCGCTTGACCGAACAGACGCCAACGCCAGGGATCCCGAGCCGACGCAAACCTGCAAGGCGTACCCCCTTCCCGGGGGGATCCCAGTCGAGATCTGGTGGAACAAGGTCGACCATCGGCAGCCGTATGAGGGGGACAGCGGCATCCGGTGGGAGCCTGACGGCGGCGAGTTCCCCGAGTGGGCCCTGAGTAGGGGCTGATAGTTGACCGGCCCGCAGATGGTCACCGTCAACGTGTCCGGCCCACTGTTTGACGGTCGCGCGGCCGACGCGGTGACGGACCTGTGCGACGCGATCGAGTACTCGGTGGCTTGGCAGGCCCACGGCGAAGCCCGCCAGATCATGGACGCCTCGTTCCGCAACCCCACCCCCTACTACGAGGTCCAGGTGACCGTCGAGCCGAGGGGTGACGAGATGGTGGTTCACGACCGCGGCATCGCATACGGGCCTTGGCTCGAGTCGGGCGCGTCGCAGCGACCGACCCGGTTCCGTGGCTACCACTCGTTCCGCCGTGCCACCGCCGCTGTCCTGCCACAGGTCGGCCGGCTGGTGCAGCACCTGATCGGGCCGTTCCTGAGGCGGATGAACGGATGAGCCTCAACACAGTCGGCCTGTTCGCGGCCCTGTCGTCGCACGCCCAGACGCTGGGCCTGTTCGACCAGGTCAACGAGCACGAGTCGATGAACCCACCCGGCAACGGCCTGACGTACGAACTGTGGTTCGTCCGCCTCGCACCGTTCCCGGCCGGCTCCGGGCTGGCGTCGACGTCGGGGCTGGTGGTGTTCACCGCCCGCATCTACCGGGCCCAGCCGTTGCCGGCCGGCGCTGAGGACACGACGGTGATGGCCGCCGCCGATGCGCTGATGGCCGCCTACTCCGGCGACTTCCAGCTTGGCGGGCTGGTGCGCAACGTGGATCTGCTCGGCCAGTCCGGGCTGCAGCTCGCCGCGCAGGCGGGCTGGCTGCCGATCGACGGCACGAAGTACCGCACCGTCGACATCACGATCCCATTGATCTGCAACGACTTGTGGACTCAATCGCCCTAGGAGGCATGCGTGAAGCAAAGCGGCATGGGCGACAACCTCTACGTCGCTGGATACGACCTCAGCGGTGACACCGGCAGCATCGAACGCATCGGCGGCGGTAACAGCCCGCTCGTGGTGACCGGCATCAACAAGTCGGCGTTTGAGCGCATCGGCGGACTGCGGGACGGCGGGATCGACTGGACGTCCTGGTTCAACCCGTCGGCGGCGCAGCAGCACGTCGCCCTGTCGCCGCGGCCCACCACCGACGTTCTGGTGACCTACTTCCGTGGCACGACCATCGGCAAGCCAGCCGCGTCGATGATCGCGAAGCAGGTCAACTACGACCCGACCCGCGGCGAAGACGGATCGCTCAGCTTCTCCCTCAACGCTGTCGCCAACGGGTACGGCCTGGAGTGGGGCGAGCAGCTGACCGCCGGGCTGCGCACCGACACCGGCGCCACCGCCGGCACGGCCTACCAGTACACCGGGGCGGCGACAACGAACTTCGGCCTGCAGGCATACCTGCAGGTGACCGCGTTCGACGGAACCGACGTGACGATCAAGTTGCAGGAGTCGTCGGACAACTCCGGAGACGCGTACGCCGATGTCACCGGCGGCGCGTTCACGTCGGTGACCGCGGCACCCTTCACGCAGCGGATCGCGACGGCGACGAACCTGGCGGTCGAGCAGTACCTGAAGGTCACCACCGTCACTACCGGCGGGTTCACGTCTGTGACGTTCGCCGTAATGATCGTGCGCAATGCCGCGGCTCCGGTGTTCTGATGCGGCCACTGAACCGGATCCAGCCGGCAGGCCCGGCCCACGCCTACAAGACCTATCAGATCGTCTCTCCACTCTCGACACACTTCCGCCCGGGCACCTGCGACGAGGCCGGCTGCCTGGCCTACCGGCACGGCTGGCAGACCGCAGTCGACGAGGCAACCGACATGGGGCAGCGGCAGGCCCACTACATCCGCAAGCTGTCCGGCCGGAAGTTCATCGAACGGCGGACCGAGCTCGGGTTGACGGCGTTCGAGTTCGAGGCCGGGCAGAAGTGCTTCCGCGAGCACAAAGTGCCGCTGGACCGGCCGGAGCTGTATGTGGTGCACGGCGGCGACTGGCGCGCCCGCGGCGAGGTCCGCAGGCACTCCGGCCCGGACGCCTGGGTAAACGACTTCGGCGAACACCAAGATCGTGTAGCGCGCGTCGTCAACGGATGAAGTTCGGTGCGTACGTGCCGAAACGGACAGAAGGGCATAAACGGTGGCAAAAGAGTCAGGCATGGGGTGGACAACGTTGTCTATCGATGACAGCGGTGGCACCCTTCGAGCGATCAAAAACGATGTCACCAACTTCTCGTTCAGCACGCCGCGGGGCGTGCAGGACGTGACCGGTGTCGACAAGTCGGCCATGGAGCGGCTGCTCCTGCTCGCCGACTTCTCCATCACCCTCAACGGCGTCTTCAACGACGACAACGCGTCGGCAGACGTGCACAACGTCTTCAAGACCGTTCCCTCGACGTCGGTGGCGCGGGAGTTCAACCTGACCGTGTCCGGTCAGATCATGGGCGTGTCCGGCACGCCGACGCTGCTGTTCACCGACTACTCGCTGAACCGCGCCCAGGACGGATCGCTCACCTTCACTGCGCCCGGTGTGCTGGCGAACGGCGTTGTGCCGACGTGGAGCACATAGAACATCCGGTAGACTCCAGGCCATGAGAATGGCCGATTGCCATCCCGAGCGCCTGCATATGGCGCTCGGGATGTGCGCACAGTGCTACCTGAAGCAGTACGACGCGAAACGTAAGAGTCCGCGGGATCCGGCGACCTATTCGCCGAACTATCGGAAGCCCCCGCATCCACCGAAAAGGACTGCGGATTGCCACCCGGAACGACCGCACCAGGCAAGAGGGCTTTGTGGTTCGTGCTATCGGGCAAAGTACAAGAACTCCGTTAAGGCCACCTGCCATCCAGACCGCATCCACCTAGCAAACGGGCTGTGCTCTCGCTGCTACGCCAAGGCGAAGTACGACCGGGACCCCGAGGTTGTTCGGGCGCAGGTGCGTCGGTCTCAGGCCCTGACTCGAGAGCGAAACCGTACTGAACTTGTTGCGGCCTACGGTGGCCGGTGTGCTTGCTCGAACTGCCCGGAGACCAAAGCGGCCTTTCTGTGCCTGGACCATGTCAATGGCGACGGGAAGACGCACCGGTTGAAAGTCGGTAGTCACACCTATGCCGACCTACGCCGACGGGGGTTCCCCCAGGACGGCTATCGCTTGCTCTGCTGGAACTGCAATTCGATGACCCGATTCGGCCGAACATGCCCCCACGAGGAGATGACCTGATGGGTTACGTCTATCAGCGCGCGACATACCGGCTCATCTTCGAGGGCGTGCTGGCCGGACTGGAGGTTGTCGCCAAGTCGACCTCGGCCACCGTCTACAAGCGGATCTCCGGGTTCGCCAACCGGGAGTGGACCAACCCACCCTCCGACGAGGATCTGGTCGAGTTCGACGCGCTGTGTGAGGCGTTCGCCGGGGTGCTGGTCGAGTGGAACCTCGAGGAAGAGGTCACGGTCAAGGGCAAGCCGGTCCGCAAGGCTGTCCCGCCGACGCTCAAGGGCCTGATGGACCAGGACCTGCAGTTGGTGCTGGCCATCGTCCTGGCGTGGATGGACGCCGTCGCCGGACCGGCCGCGGTAGGTGCTGGCATGGACGAGTCGCAGCTGCCGATGGACGTCACGCCCAGCCTGTAACATCCCGCGCCCCACCTGCCCCGCGTTACCCGAACTGCTCCGACTGGTGAAGCTGGGGGCATTGGGTGACAAGTCCTGGCGGGAACATCGTCGAAATCCGGGTGATCGCCCGCGATATGACGGGTGCCGGCTTCGAGGCGGCGACGCGTCGGGCCAAGGGTCTCGCCGCGGCCGTGGGTGGGACTGGGCCCGGTTCGGCGGCCGGGGCGTTCCACGAGGCTGACAGGCGGGCCGCTGGGCTCGGCGGAACGCTGCGCCGGGTCGGTGAAGTCGCCGGCGGTGTGCTCGTTGCCGACGTGGTCCAGCAGATCGCACAGCGGGCTGTGCAGCTGGTCAAGTCGACGGCCCAGGCGGCGTCGGGTCTGGGCGAG